GGCGAAAGTACGAAACGGATATTCACAAACGCATAAGCGTTCGTGGAAAACGAGACACACTGAGATTCTATAAAGAGATTTATGCATTTCTGCGTAACCTCCTTTTAGATCTCCCTACTCAACCTATTGCGTTCTGTAAAGCAGACTCTAATGGAATTCCGAAACCATTATGACCTCTAAGGTCATTAATAAATGGTGATCGGCAATCTAAGAGAGTTGCCCTAACTATAGCACGGTCTTATGAGTTAATTAAACTTCCAATCGATTATAATGTGAATGACATTGTTTCGACACACCCCAAAAGGGATGTCCTACTTTTGTTAGACACAGAATTTTCCGATTTTCTGGAGAAATTCACTCGTAATCGTCACTGATATTTAGGCTCTTTACAGATTGATCGTGATGCACGAGATGCGTTTGAGTCACTCAGTACAGGTCCGAATGGACCTGCTGTTGAGACTTCGCACCTTGATGCAAGAGCTGTCGTAGATAATAAACCATTATACAATTCAATAAAGAAACTTAATTCTGCCTTAGGGCAAGATTGAATAACTGAATGAATTGATAATATGGCTTTATCTGTTGAGAGTTCTACTTCTTATGTTACCGGAAGGCTAGGCTTTTCAGCCGAACCTGGTGGTAAAACAAGAAGATTCGCGATCGCAGATTACTGGACTCAAACATCTTTGAAGTCTATACAGATTTCTCTATATAGAACACTAAGGGGAATAAGTACGGATACAACGGCTGACCAAAATAAAGGTTTTCAATCTTTATTAAAGGAAAGTTCGGGATATCCTACTTATTGTTTTGACCTCTCAGCAGCTTCAGATAGGATTCCTGCAATAATGCAGAAACACCGTCTGAGATTGCTTGGTGGAAACACCTTAGCTGATGCTTGATACGCAGTAATGACGCAGCGGTCCTTTAAAATCAAAAGTACAGGTGAGAATGTGAAGTGGGAGGTTGGTCAACCGTTAGGTTTACTATCCTCTTTCCCCTCATTTTCACTCTGGCACCACGACATAATCCAGTTCTGTGCTAATCGAGAAAACCTAAGAAAAGGGAAACCTTTAAGGTTCTTCAAGAAGTACAGATTACTAGGAGATGACGTAGTAATATTTGATGATAAAGTTGCAAGTACCTACCAGTCTATTCTTACAAATGAAGTTGGTTTAACCATCAACATGAGTAAGAGTATAAC